ATATCCACCGCCTGGCAAAAAGGGGTATCTGTTTCATCCGAAACCATGGCTCGACTTCTTAGACAAATGGTTTCCAGAGATTTCAAGGTCACTTAGAGAGAAGGGAAAATAATGATTGATGCAATTGTACAGACATTGCTGACGCCCACCGCGCCGTTCTGGCGTTACCTGCTATTGGTAGCGGCTGGCATCATGATCGGCGCAACGATTTCGAAAGGATGGAGGCAGTGGATTGACTGAAGCAGAACGCACCATTGGTGATTTGCTGAACGAACATAACAAATTGACGTTAGACATTATGCGCGGCAAACACACCCCAATTGCAAGGATGTTGCTTGCCGAGAACGAGAAGCTACGTGAACGACTAGCAAAACTAAGGGGATGACATGATGACCAATGAGGAATACGAACGAATTCTAGCCGAAGCTAACCGCCAGATCGCGGCATATCACAAGGTTGCCACTGACTATGGGCCTACCAACACAGACCCTCATCAAACGTATGCGATGGGTCAGGAAGATGGCGCACACGCAATCCTATTCATTATCAAACAAGCCATGAAAAAAGCCGCTGGCGTGCAGGCCAACGACTGATAGAAAGGAAAATATTATATGTCAGTATTATACGACTTAACAGACAAATTGACCAGTTTGCAACGACTGGCAGAAAGTGGCAAGGCTGATCCAAAAGCTATTGCTGACACGATGGAAATGGTTGAGGGCGACTTTGATGATAAGGCGGTTGGCTATGTCAAAGTCTATAAATCAATCGAAGCAGACGTCAAAGAAATCGATGCTGAAATCAGGCGTTTGCAAGAACGAAAGACAAGTGCCAAGAAAAACGCTGCGACAATCAAATCACGATTGGCGCAAGCGATGGTTGAAACTGGTCGTGAACACATTCATACACCACTGTTCAGTATTTACACTCGCAGAACAGTGAGCGTGGAAGCACCAGAAGACCCGAATAAGTTGCCACCAGAGTTCATTAAGACCACGTTGACGGTCAACAAAGCCGACTTGAAGAAAGCATTACAAGCTGGTCGTGAGGTACCAAACGCGCGACTGGTTGAGAATATCGGACTGGGGGTGCGGTAGATGCAGCCAATTAAACATGCATCTTCAATTGATCGAACAAAGAACTGGCGAGTTTTGATTTACGGGAAGCCTGGTGTTGGTAAGACGTCAGCCATTCGCAATCTTGATGGCAAAACACTTGTGCTAGATCTTGATGACAGTTCAAAAGTGCTATCTGGTGCAGCAAACATCGATGTACAACCATTTGACCGAAGCAAGCCAAGCGAGGAATGGAAAGAATTTCTGACTGACCTAAAAGGACGCGTGCAAGGATACGACAATCTGGTGATCGACAACGTCTCAGCGTTCGAAAAAGACTGGTTTGTTGAGATGGGTAGGCACAGTAAGAACGGCATTGGCAACGAACTTCAGGATTATTCAAGATGGACAAATTACTTTGCCCGTATCATGACCATGATCTTCATGGACGCACCAGTTAACGTGCTAGTAACCGCTTGGGAGAACACACGAGACATTACAAGCGAAACTGGACAATCGTTCAGCCAGTATGCACCAGCAATTCGTGACAGCGTACGTGACGGGCTATTAGGCTTGACAGACGTTGTGGGACGCGTGGTAGTTAATCCCAAGACTGATGGCCGTGGCGTCATTCTCGAGGGAACCGATGCAATCTTTGCTAAAAACAGATTAGACAATCGAAAGTTAGTGCCAATTAAAGAGCTATTCAAATTTGGAAATCAGGAAAAGTCAATTAAACAGGAGGACTAAAACATGGCTATCACAATGGACTACTCACAAGCAGCAGAAGGAAATGGCGACATTCAAGATGGTGTATATGAATGCGTTATTAACCGCTTTGGATTTGATAACTACAAAGATCGCGAGTTTATCAAGTTCGACCTAATCGTACGCAATGACGTTCCACAGAAATATCAGAACAAGCATATCTTCGACAACCAATATCCAAAGAAAGACACCGGAGAGTATGCAATGGGATACCTATTCATGATTGGCAAAAATGCTGGCATTCCAGACCATAAGAAGTGGGCTGATCTTGCGGCGATGCTTGCAGATTTCACGGGTCATGCCGTTAAAGTTACCGTCAAAAATGAAGAATACAACGGTAAAACCTATCCGCATATCAAGAAGTGGGAGCCAACAGCTTTCCCACAGATTCAGCATCGTTGGAAAGATAGCAAAGCTGCATCTGCTTCAAATTCTAATCCGTCTTTCGGCACACCGGAACAAGCAGGACAAACCAATACAGCCGATCTATTTGCCAACAACGGTCAACCAATCGATGTCAGCGATGAAGACTTGCCGTTCTGATTTGAGGTGATCACATGGCAGACGGAGGCTGGATCAAGCTTTACAGAGTATTGCTAGATGACGACCTCTGGATTGACTGCACACCAGTTCAGAAGGTCGTGATGATCACATTGCTGTTGATGGCCAACCATAAGGAACGAAAGTGGATATGGCAAGGAAAGAAGTTCATTGCCAATCCAGGACAAATGGTCACATCTCTTGATTCAATCAAATTGAAGTCAGGAAAAGGCGTCAGCATTCGAGCTGTTAGAACGTCCTTGAACAAGTTTGAAAACGTTGGTTTTTTGACAAGCAAATCGACAAACTCTGGTCGCCTTCTAACCATTGCTAATTGGGCAAAATACCAAGAAGGCGTTGAAGAAGTGACAAACGAGTTGACAGGCAACCGACAAGCAACTGACAAGCAACTGACAACTAACAAGAATGTAAAGAATGTAAAGAATGAAAAGAAAGAAGATAGTCACCATTCCCGCAAGCGTGAATACGCTGACGACTCTCCTGAAATGATCGAAGCTGTTTATCTATGGTCGAAGATCAAAGGTAACAACCCAGAGCACCGAAAACCAAACTTACAGTCTTGGGCTGATGACATTAGAAAGATGCACGAGTTGGATCATCGGCCATTCGATAAGATTCATAAAATGATTGACTGGTGTCAGTTCGATTCATTCTGGCAAACAAACATTCTAAGCGCGTCAAAGCTGAGATCGAAGTATGACACCATGGCGGCACAGGCAAATCGCAAGTTTTCGTCTGGAAGACGGCTAGAACACACGGAAACAAAGGAGAACTGGGGATATGGAGTCGACTAAAGGCCTATTCACACGTGCGGACGTGCAAAAAATCATCGAAAAGCGAGGAATGGACGTTAGCAAGCTGCCAACTCAGGCCGAGATTGAACGGCGCTTCTACGAACGCTCTATCGCCGCATTGAACCGTAAAAAGGCACGTGCCATTTATCGCTACTCAGTCTTCCCCGGAAACGTTCCGGCTAAGTTTACTTTCGACAAATGGCGGCCTGAACTACAAACGGATCAGCAAAACTCTAGAAGTCTGGGGAACCGTGCATACAAGCTGACTAAGCAAATGGTGGAAGTGCCTAAGAACGTGGTTCTGTTTGGACCGCGTGGAACGGGTAAAACGTCCTTGGCCTTAGCGATGCTAACCAGCTTGCGCGATCAAGGCCAGTCGGGACTGTTTATCTCAACAGCAGAGCTGAGTAACCTAATGAGCTTGCAATACGATGCACCAGACGTTCGCCAGCGTTTAGCGGGCATTGAGCGCGCAATGAAAGAGGCCGACGTGCTGTTGTTGGACGACTTCGGCACAGAAGGCGGTATGAAACTCGACATCAAGCCAGTGAGACGTGATATGCAAGAGCTGATGTATCGCGTTGCGAATGCCCGCCTTGATTTTGAGAGCAACATGCCTCGTCTATCAACGATAATCACAACGAACAACGAGATGAGCGAGCTTGAGCACATGTACAACAGCAAACTCATCAGTCGAATTATTCCAAAATCAAAAGATTGCACCTTAAATTTTGAAAAGCTAACCGACGTAAGGGGGAAAAGATCGTGACAGCCGAAGAAATGACGAATAGATATTTGCAACGCTTGGATAAGCGACTGTTGGCCTACGGAATGTCCTTGAATCAAACAGTAGCGGACCTTGAACGTGATTATGACAGTGGTTGCCTAAACGTTACTGAAGCACAGTGGCAAGACATCATCGTGCTTGTTGAGAGCATTATTCAGGCAAATACACGCATGATTCATGAAGCGTCGGAGAGCATCTATGTTGATGGCGAAGTTTCGGGTAGCTTGCTCAAGTTGCTTAAACTGGCTAGCCACTTTGCAACACTGGACTTCTCAGAAGCGCCATTAATTGAGCAGGAGGCAAAAGCATGATTGAGCATGAGGACGAAACTAACAATGCAGGCCAAGATTGGGCACGTGAACGACTTCGCAACTTTCTTGACGATCA